CCTGATCCTTGTCGAGCACGAGGTCTGTGGAGAGCACCGCGGACGGTCTGGCCTCATTCATATAGAACGAGGTCTGTTGCCTGGCGATGGCTTCCGCCATTCCGATATTGCCATAAGCGGCCACGATCGGGCTCTCGCCCACCAGCGGGACTGGAAAGCGGCGCTTCTCAATATGCAATCTGATGTGGAGCACGTCGCGCATGGGCACGACCAGCTTCTCCTCGCCAAAACGCTTGTTAATTACATCGTTGCCATAGAGCCAATAAAAAATCTCTCCGGTATCAGCCAACCTCGGATATGAGAGGTCCGGGTTCATCATGTGGAGCTCGGAGACCTCATAGCGATCATTCCGCAAACCGAGCGCGTAGGCGTTGCCGGTCAAATACAAAGACCTGACTGTGTTAAGCATAAAATCGCTGATGGACTGGTAGTCATTGGGATAGCGAAGAATGCGGGATAGCGCAGAGGTCTTGACCCGATCTCTCCCGCCCTTGTTGTTGAGCCTCCAATGATCTCCCGGGCACATCGCCACCGTTTGGGCGTAGGCGGAGACGCAAGCCTCGACCATCGCAGAACAAGTGGTGGCATACAGGGGATCATATCCCTGCTGCCACCAGTTTATCGCCGCGCCATTGGGCAGCCACCCTCCGGTGATCGGGAGGTAGTAAGGTCCCGGACGGAAGCTGCCCTCGACGGCCTTCCACACAGAACGGAAGGCGTTGGCGATCAGGTTCGGCATTCAAGTCACTCTTTCGCGGCGTGCCTTGTCTGATACGGACGAGCAGCAGAATGAGTTGTCTCCTTCTGCTCCACGTTCGGGTCTGGATCGCTTCCATCCTCCTCGTGCTCGAGGATGTGGGCACCGAGCGCACTCATATTGAGCTCCTCCTGGGTCGGAGTAGGCTTGCCCTTCATGCGCTTGGCGTACTCTGCGCGAGATCGATCAACGATCTTGCTTTCCTCCGCGAGAAGCTTCTTAGCGTTCTCGGTGGCAGGATCATCGGCGTACTTCGTCATGTAGTCCTCCTACCAAGTGACGTTCTGGGTGTAGGCCACCGTACCGGCGCGGCGCTGTACCCAGTTGAGCGGCAGGACCATGCGAAGTGCAAGGCTGTCGGTCTGGAACAGCGAGCGCTGAGGAGCGGCAACCGTGCTCGGCGACGCAACCAGTTCCAACGGAGTGGTGTCCTCCATGTGGAGCGTGGCCTGGTCGCTCATCTCCATCCTCGGAGCGTCACCGCCAACGGACACAAAATCCGCCGCATCCACCAGGATGAGCGTCTTCGCCGTGACGGTCGCGCTGTCGATGATCGGGATGCCACCCAAGGTCCCTCCGCGAATTTCATCGCGGAATGGGAAGATGCCCGTGTTTGCCGCAGAGAGCAGCGAAGCGCGGAGCATGTCGGTCTGATTGGCGAGCCAGACCAGGTTGCGCACGTTACCGTACGTCGCCGCACTGATCGCGTTGATCAGACCGACGATATCTCCAACCAGAGCCGCAAGGCCGCCACCGGCGGTCGCGGTGGTCACCGATACGCCGTTGAGCAGACCTGCCGGCCTGATCGTGGTTGCCGCATTCGCGTCGATCAACACTGTGTCGATCGCCACGCTGGTGTCCTGCTGGATGGCTTCCCGCAGCAGACCCTCGATCGCGGGAATGGAGTGGTCATCCATCTCCTTGGTCCAGGTCGTGATGACTGCCATCTTCTTCGGAGTGAGCGTCTGGGACGTGAAGGCGCCCTGACGGACCGGGATGGGCGCACCCTCACCGACGAACGAACCGGCGAGTGAGGGAGTGCGTGATCTGGTCGGGATCACGATTTTGCCGTAGGGACCGAAGCTCAGGCTCAATCCCCTCGTCGAGAGGCGAGGAAGGATTGACTGAGGCATCAGCAGCGGCATCAGGCCGGCCCAGGTGGTCTGGACGAGCTCCTGAGCCCACCCAGCCACGGTCGTCAGCGCCGGGGCCGAGGCCGCACGGAGGACGAGGTCGGCGATCAGTCTGGTCGCCTCATCCTTATATTCCGGATGCTTCTCCGAGATTTTGGCTCTCGCCGCCTCCAGAGTGCTTCCGTTGGCCTTGGCCACGTAGGCCAGTGTGCCAGCCTTGACGAACAGCTCGAGGAAGTCGACGCTGTCCTTGTGCCTGTTCGAGATCACAGACGGAGCCTCAGGCTTCGTGCTGCGGTCGTGACCGTTGCCTTTGCTGTTGGCAACCACCAGCGACCTATGGGGCGGAGCCTCATCGGTCGTGGCAGCCAGGTTCTTCTCACTCTCGATCAACATCTCGCGCGTCTTCGTGAGTTGCGCGATGTCTTGATTGAACTTGTTCGTGATCTCGAGGTCTGAATTCGAGACGTTAGTGTCATCCATCTTGTCGAGATGGTCATTAAGTGCGTCACGCCTGGAGTTGATCTGCTCCTCCAAGGTCGTGATGCGCTGAGCCAGAGTGGACATTGTCCTACCTCTCACATTACGATTACTCTTGGCGTGCCCGCCGTTGAACCCGCGACGCTTGGTCCCGTCTCTTTTGCCTTGCCCGGCGAAGACGAGGTTCATTGTCTCGGGTGAAATTTTCAAACTCTTGGCCACGGCCAAGGCGTTTGGATTTGCCGGTACTGCGACCAGGCTGGTCTCCACGAGCTCACACTTGTGGTAGACGTAACCCCAGCTCGTACCTTCTCGATCTTCGACCTCGATGGGCTTGAAGCCCACGGAGACCGCCTTGAGGATGCCGGCATCAACCAGCCTCCTGATCTCGTCCACCCTCTCGCTGGTGCCAGACGGGGCCAGCTCGAGCAGACCTTTGAGCGCCTTGTCCTCCACGCGAAGATCGTGCCACTTCCCGATCGGGAAGTCACTGCGGTGATTGAACAGCGCGATGGGATTTTTCTTGAACGCCTTGAGGTCCCAGCCGTCGGACATAATCACGTCGTCCATGCGGTCTGGAGTTTCGTCGGAGAGGATGAACTCCATGCCGGCGACCTTGCCGTCGTGGGTCTTGTGCTTGATCGCCTGGGGCTGGAAGCCGGCGTTGTCCCAGATGATCTGACAGACATCCTCGTCGCCAAGCTCATCCACACAGTCGCCCATAAAATCTTCCTCGTCCTCATAGTCGGCCGGATCGACCATCGCCTTGCCGGTGCAACTCTTGTCCCGATTGCGCCAGATATCGTAGCAGATGGCGACGGCCTGATCCTGAGGTCTCTTGTCGTCACCGGTGCCGATCATCTCCGGCACGCAGCGAGCCATGAAGTCGCTCTGGCTCTCATCCTTGTGGGGTTTCATCGGCATGAGTGAGCCTCCGTTACTGAATAACCAGCGTGAATGTGGCGTCCTGCTCCTGAGGAACTGGATTTTGTCTGGGTCCGCTCATCAATTTGACCCACATCGCTCCAGCGGTATAGCTTGGATCGACACTAATGGCTCGATTGGGTCCCATTGCCTTAACGATCTCGTTGCCGTTGGCGTCGAACAAATCCCGCCACAGCACGTTATCCTCGGAGACCTGGAAACTGATGTTGGCCGCCGTCCAATTCACTGGCGTCATCAACATCACCATACTGCCGGCGGATAGATCGGCGGCATTAGAGAGAGATTGGCCGGCCGGAATAGTCACTTGCGCGGTTGTGACCACCGGTTTGGCAGCCGGAGCGGGAGTTTTAGCCATCGCTATGTCCTCATGTACGCCAACCAGGAGTTGTTGACCGACCTTATCGGCCAGGCTCCAGTGCTATGGAGCCTGTCCAATGCCGCAGTCACCTCCACGGCCGGATTGCCGTAGTCGTGCCAGACGATAATGCCGCCGGGTCTGGTCAGCTGCCTGGCCAGCTTGCTCTCGTGGATGACCGCATTGAGACTATGGTCTCCATCTATGAATACGGCATCGCAACTCTCGAGGTGATACCTGTTCAACCTGATCGACGGAGAGGTCAGCAGAAAGAACCGCTCATCTTCCGCCGCGTACAGCCCGGCCCTCTGCGGGACCTCGTCCAGCTGACACCTCAAGGTCGGGATGTGGGTCTCGGCCACGTCAATCCCGATGTAGCGGGTCAGCGTGGGCACATTCTCCAGAACGCGCTTGGCCGTGATCCCAACGTTACATCCAAATTCGATCATCACCTTCGGCTTAACTGCACTCACTAAATCAATGAGAATTGAGGTCTCCGTCTGGCCGAGGTAGTGGGAGAAGAAGCTTGCCCGAACCATCGTTGGATTGATCGAGACCTTCTTCACAGGTTCTTGAGTGCGCTCGCCCAATCTCCGGGAGAGGTCTGCCGGAGCAGCCTGACGTTGTTGTACCATCCAGCCCTCCATCTCCAACTGTGCCAGTGCGAGAGAAGTCCTGTGACATGTGGATGACCCACCGCTCCGGCGAGGTGAAGAGCCGCAGTATCCACACTGACCACCTCGTCCATGTGCCACATCATTGCCGCGCAATCCAGGAAGTCAACGAAGTGATGAGTATATACCCCGCACGCCTCCGCCTCTTCGCGGCCCTGGACCTGGGCGCTATGAAGCTCCACATCCTTGCCGCGATAGTGATCCACCAGAAGATCGAGGTCGATCTGTCTCGGGTAGTCTCCGTCGCTTGGCTTGCCTATCGACCAAGCCAGTCCGATCCGCCGTTTCTTCTTCGAGCCGAGCAGCTTGTGCCACTTCTCTGTCGTGCCCCTGTTGGCGTACGCCCTCAAGTACTGGCCGCCGTGAACCTTATCCGGCGTGACGTTGAGCACGTAGAGCAGGTGGAGGATCGGGCAGAAGAAGTCGCAGTCGCGAGACGGCTCATCGATGACCAATCCGACCTGCTCGGCCACGCTGTGAAGCTCCTTCGGCATCACCATCAGGCTCTTGGGCAGGCGAGGAACGTAGCGAAGCATCTGGATGGTGTCGCCGTAGCCGTGGGCGTGGAGCAACAGCACTCGTTTGCCTGTGAGCGGCTCGCCCTTCCACGGGCGAAGTCCCGTGGCCAGAGCTCGCTCCACCTGGGGCCGCATGAACGGCTTCTCTTGCTCACACTCCCAATATTCACTCAGGCCCTGTCTCCAGTTGCCGGAGGCGAGCAGGATCATGCTCTGGTTGAACTTCGCCCTCAGGGTCGGGGCCGCCATCACGGTCAGGCGAGCCTCGACGAGGGCCTCGTCCAACCTATTGGCCTTGTAGTGCTCGACCACCCTATTGAAGTGCGTCACGTAATAGTCGATGTCAACCTTCAACTCATTGGTGATCTTCCTCCTGGCGTATGGCACGCCATTGTTGTAGAAGGTGAGCGGCTCGGTCGGTATCACCGCCTTGTGGCCGTTGGTGCCCTTGACCTCGTAGACCTCGCCCTGGCGGGTCAACCCGCGCCATCCGTAGGCGGTCTCCTCGCAGCAGATGACCGGATCGAGTTCTGGCAGGAAGTCCTCGATGAAGGCGGGCATGGCTCACTTCCAGGCCGGGGTCAACCAGGCCACACCGGCCGCGCTCCGCACGACCCACGAGACCGGCCACCTGATCTTGATCGCCAAGGTATCCGTCTGGAACAGACTGCGCTCTGGCCCGGCAATGCCAGCCACGCCAGGGGCGGTATCCATTACCAACACGCCGGCGTCCACCGTCTCCACATCCGGGTCGGCATCCACTGCGGCGGCGATAGCCTGCGGGGCAATGGCTATCAAGTCATTGCCGACGGCCGGGGACATGACCGGAATGATGTCGCCGGTCTCGGTCACGAAGCGGGTCTTCATGGATGCCCAGCGTCCGGCATTGGACACCAGATAGAACGGACCCCTGCCTCCGACGGCACCCACGGCCCCGATCAGCGAGGCCATATCCTCGAAGAATGCTCCGAAAGGATCGGCATTGGCGCTCGGGGTCAGGGCCGTGATGCCGTTGCGAATGCCGGCCGGGGCTGCGGCACTGGCCGCGTTGACGCTGAAGAACTGGGCGTCGATGGCCAGGGCCGAGGAGCCGACCAGCGCCTCGGTGATCAGGACCTCCGCATTCGAGCTCTCGATCATCTCCCTGGTCAACGCGGCGATGGTGGCGACCTTGTAGGGCAGCAGACTTCCGGCAGAAGTGGCGAACTGCCTCACCGGGATCGGGCTGCCCTCCTGGACGAAGGAGGCATTATTGGCGGAGGTGGCCAGAGACGGCACGAAGATGGCTCCATATCCGTCCCAGGTCAATAGCAGTCCGGAGCGCATCACCTCCACGGAGGAGGCCGCCGCAGACAGCACGCTCACTGCATCTGCGACCCTCTGCGCAGCCAGCTCCTTCGCCCAGCCGGTCACCGTAGTGATGGCCGGGGCGCTAGTGGCCTTGAGTGCGTAGGCCGCCTGGAGCAGCCGGTCGGAGGGCCACAACTCGGCTGCCACGTCCTCAGGCCGACAACGCCTGACGGCGGCGATCACCTTGGCCGCGAGCATTCGCTTGAACAGATTGCCAGGAGGAAGCGGCAGCGGCTCCATCTTGGCGAAGGGTCGATCAGTCATTGTGGTGATCAGCTGCTTGTTCATGCCCATCTTCCTTCGGTTCTGGCTGCGGAGGCGAGGCGATCGTCTCTGCCGCCACGGCCAATCTATTGATTGCCTTCGCGATGGCCAGTAGAGCCTCGACCTCTGTGATCTTTTTTGCCGGTGCCTTGGCCATTATCTCGCTCCTTGGATGGTCACGCGTTCCTCGCTCATGCTATCATCGTCTCGATGTCAACCACCTTCGACCTCTCTTTAATCGCACCCGCAGACAGCGCCATCGCCATCGCAACCAGGACGTCAATCCTGGAGCGGTACTTGGTGTTGCTCTTGTCAAACTTGCGTCCTCCGGCCGGATCGCGAATGACAATGGCATTATTGGCGCACCACGTCAGGGCGGGATGGAGGCCGTGCCTCACCTTGCCCTGGATGATCAACCTCTCCACGATGTCGACCGCCGGGGACATATCCTTGTAGCCCTGGCCGTGCTCGACCAGCGGGACGGAGCAACCGATCTGGTCTAGCTCCCGCTTCAGCTCGTGGACCCGCCAGCGGTCGAAGGCGAG